AGAAATGAAAAAGACTTTTAAACAATGGGCTAAACAGGATAAAGATTTGAATGTTTTTTTGTGCCCAGGTGATTATATTGACGAAAGGTTATACAACTACATAGCGGATATCATACCTCCTGCATATTGCTCAAGAGACCTTATGCAAGGATGCGATGCCATTAAAAATGAAGGCGATGTATTATATTACATCACAGTGTACAGAACCGATGATAATCAGTACTTATATCTCGGTGTTTTACCAGAATTTAAACAGTAATTTAAACCGGAACAAAAATGAGTAAATCAGGAGAATATATTGAAATCAAGAGTTTTTTGGTAGTCAATCCCAACTTCCCGGTTATCACAAAAGAAAGTGCTCTTAAAGCCGTTGCAATGGCAGAGGAAGAAATGAAACGGAAGGCCATTGAAACTCTGTCCTCTGTTTTAGAGAATTGGGTACATGGCGGTGATGTGGATTGTATTATTGCCGAATTTGAAGAAAAATTAAATCTCATCTGAAATTATGGAACAGAATAAGAAAGAAGTAGTCTTTGACGGAAAGGATCTTATATTTAACGTGGATGATATAGAAGTAAAGAACGGCAAACTGCCTGATTCTTTCAGTATAAAAGAGCGTTACGAGATAAGCGCGGAAAGCCTTTCTATGCTTATCGTGGCGTTGAGTGATGGGAATATGCTGGCTAAATTAATTGATGACTTCCCCCGAAAATCACGGACGATATATCCCATGAAAGATGAGTATGTCAAGAAGCTTGTTGAAGAAGTATCCAAGCTGGAAAGCGAAGTCAAATCCCTGCAGGAAAAGGTCTACAAAGAAAGGGAAAGAGTTTCAGATGAAAGATACAAGCGTCACATGCTGGAAAAATTGATTAAAGAGCACAACAAACTCTCTTGGTGGGGACGGACAGAAAGGATTGAACTGGAAATGGAGGAATAACCATGAATGAAGAAGAAATATCGAATGCTGTGAGTAGTATAGAGTGCACAAATATAGCAGATACTATAGATGGAGTACAACAAGTAAATGCGAGTTTTGATCCATTACAATCAATATTAAAAAAGGAGGTGAATCATGAGGGATAAGTCAAGAGTGAAACATATAATGGTACAGGCAAAAATAAGCGCAGAGGCTGCTGATAAATTAGATAATATTGTAAAGGAATATAAGTTTAACAGTAGATATGAGGTCATGCAATATTTGTTGTCTGCATTCATTGAAAGAGCTGATTGCGGTGCTGAGTATGATGGAAGCAACAAGGATGAATTAGAGCTGATGGACATATTCCAGCGTCTTAGAAGCGTGCAGGACAGGGCTAACACAGTCAAACCGTCTGCGTATGATGATATCAAAAGGGTTGTATCGGTATTTATCTACAGAGTTACTAACAGGAGACGGTATGTATCAAGCTGCATAACGGAAAGCGGGAAGGGGGTGGTGCAATCAAGCAGGAAAGAACAGGCATTAGCGGAAGTATTCCGGTATCTGTACCCGAAATTAGCACAACGATTACAGGTAATCGGACGTAATATAGGGGTAAATGGTTACGACAATATTATAAAGGAGTTGCTAGAGATGTCCCCTGTGTCTTCGGACGGCATACATAACGATGTGAATACGGAGGTAAGTGGTTTAATGGGGCAGAATAAATACGGAGTAGTTCCCGTTACCACAAGAACTAAGAGGGTAGAAAATGAGCAGGGATTACAATTACAGGAAGATGATCGGCTCCACAGCGTGGAGAAAGACAAGGAGAAGAAAGCTTGAGAAGTCACCGCTATGCGAGATGTGCGGAAGGAATGGCATAATCACGCCGGCGACAGAGATACACCATGTTATACCGTGTGAGACAGCGCGGACGGTGGAAGAGATGAGACGTCTCATGTTCGATGAGGATAATTTGCAGTCATTATGCCATGACTGTCATTCATCGGTTCATGCTGGAATGAGGTCGCATAGTAGAATCAAGGTGAGAGAGAACGCGAAACGTTCGCTGTCCCGGTTCAAAGAAAAATTTATCTCGTAAGCCGGGGGGGATTTTTTTTAACCGCCCGGGACTTCTCAAATCCACTCCCACTAAGCGTCACAAAATTTGGTTTTGAAAATTTGGATTTGGGGGCGACGTTTTGGGATTACCCGAAATGATATCAAGATTGTAAAAATAGGTAATATTAAAATATTTAACACAATGAAGAAAAAGAGTGAGGAACAACGGGCGGTAAGCAAGAAAATAAAAAATCAGAGGGATGCGATCATTAAAACATTGAAGGATGTGAACAAGTATTCCAAGGAGCTGAATTGCCAGATTGATATATTTTCCCGGTTGTATCTGTTGTTTAAAAAAATCACAGAGGAAGTTTTAGATGAAGATTACACTATCGTATATGAGGAGAAGAGCAGGGAGGGACATATAAGAAAACGGATTGACCCTTTGGCGCGCGTCCCGTTTGAACAGGCTTCACCGCTAATGAAATTATTGAAAGGATTGAAAATGAATATGGAAATGACCAAGCCGGATGATGGCGGAAGCCGTGCTCCTAGTCCTTTGGATAAGCTGATGGAGAATATCAACAATGTGAATGACGGAGAGGACGAATGATGAATGAATGGGAGGAGAAAAAGGCACTGAAAAAAGGATATACGGATAGGCTGGCGTCTGTTGATTTGGATAGGTACAATCTAACGAAGATAGACGGTCGGCTCTTTTCATATATATACGGCGTGCAGTCGCGCCCGGAGGGGCATAACCTGTACGAGGTTCTTTCTGTGTTGAAATTCCTCCGTCTGATGGACACTTACACGTTCCGGAAAAAAAGAGTGAAAGTGTTCGTTGCTTTATACGAGAGCCTTAAGTTTTCAGGAATAAACGGACGCCGCAGTTATAAGCTTACCCCCGTGCAGTATTTCCAGTTTGCTTCTATACTGGGGTTTTATAGATGGGAAGATATAGGCAGCGTGGAAGATATGACGGAAAGGAAGAAGGGGACAAAGGTGGTCAACGGGCGTGTGATGGAGTTGAGGCGGCTGGTAAGGGAGGCTATCCTATTCGTTCCGAGAAAGTTTTCAAAGACCACCTCCACGGCTTCTCTTGCTGTTAATGACCTGCTTTTTGGAGATGCGAACGCGCAGGCGTACACGGGCGCAAATTCAGGCAGACAGGCTAAAATATGTTTCAACGAGATAAAGGGTATTATTAATCAATTGGACCCGGAAAGACGCAGTTTCAAGACAAACCGTGAATGGCTGGGGTGGAGGCCTACCAACACATACGGGAAAGAATCCTTTGTGGAATGTTTGTCAGGAGGTGGCGACGCAAAGGACGGTCTTAACGCATCTCTATTTATATTTGATGAGTATGCACAGGCAAGGTATGTAAAGGATCATTCGGAGGGTGCGGAGCTTATGCAGGTAATGGTGTCCTCCATGGGTATGAGACGGGAGCCTCTGACGGTGATCATAACCACGGCGAGCCGCATTCCTGACGGTCCATTTGCTGTAGAGTTGGAGAATGCGAAGAAGGTCCTATTAGGAGAATATGACGATGATACACAATTCGCGTCATTGTTTATGCCGGATGAATGGGAGCTTGACGATGAACACATGAGCGCTCCGGAACTGTGGAAGAAATGTAATCCGCATATCGGTATAACGGTACAGGAAGGCTATTACCGCCAGATGTGGAACAAGGCGATACGCAATGTTGAGGCTATGATAGAATTTAAAACCAAGTTGCTTAATGTCTTTGTTGCGGGCTCCGTGAAACCATGGATAACACAGAATTTCGCCCATTCCTTGTCCATGAACATCAACTTAGAGCAGGTAAAGGGCAGACCGTCCGCTATGGTGGCTTTTGACTTGTCCGTTTCTGATGACCTTTCCGCAGTGGTTTACAACATATATAGCAAGGAGGATAAGAAATTCTACCTGTTTATGGACAGTTATATACCTGAGGATACGCTAGAGACGCACCCGAACCGCGAGCTTTATAGGATGTGGGTGGATGGCGGCTGGCTGAAAGTCTGCCCCGGTGCTGTCATAGATATGGACATGATCATAAATGACATATTAAGGCGTGACCGTAATTTATTTATATGCCGGATAGGCTATGATGCTTATAAGGCAAATGAGATACGCAACGCGCTTGCAGCGGGGCTTCTGGGGCACGGGAAGAACCCGGATAAGATACTACGTGCCGTTCCTCAGACCTACGGGGCGTTCACATCACCGGTAGAATCGCTGGAACTGGCGGCGAAGAGCCGCCCGGCTCACCTTGTTCTCGCTTATAACCCTATCCTGTTCTGGAATTTCGGTAACTGCTACATAGACGAAGACAAGATGTGCAACAAAAAGCCGTTGAAAAGAAAGGAAAATCTTAAGATTGACGGTGCGATAGCTTCCTTAATGACATTTTGGCTCTACAATAACACGGAACAGGGGTAACCATAAACAGCTAATTGTCCGGTATATGTAAGTTATGACTTAATATATGGACAATTTTTTCAGATTTTTCAAGAGGGAATCGGCGCCGCTCCCCTCTTTCATAGACAGCGGTTCGGATGTGGCAATTGAGGATACGCAGGAGGATTCCGGCAGTACGAAATCGACGGGCGGGGATTACCGGGAGAACATATCCTACGTGGGTACCCCGTGGGCAGCGTTGAATATAGCTGCAGTATACCGCGCCGTAAACCTGCTTTCGAGTTCCGCCGCCACGCTGACCCTTCAATACAAGCGCAAGGACAGGGCGAAGAACTATTTCAAGCTGAACGATTCAAAGGAAGGCAGGCGGATAAACTACCTGCTGGGTGCACGTCCTAATGATCGTATGAATTCGTACACCATGATAAAGTACACAGTTGCCCAACTGCTTCTACAGGGTAACGCTTTTATCTATCCCGTGCGTAATTCGTTTCATGAAATCGTATCTTTCATTTTGTGTTCCCCCGGTTCGGTAACCTATGACGTATACGCCAATCAGTATACGATTAACGACATAACCAACGGAATAAGCGCGACGGTAGGTCCGAAAGACATACTCCATTTCAAGAACATGTGCCTTGATGGAGGGTATTGGGGTATGTCTACCATTGCATACGCCAAACAATGCCTGAGTATCACCGCCACATCTGACAGTGAGACACTGAAACGCTTTGCCACGGGTGGACGTTTTAAAGCTATTCTTCAAGATAATACGACTGTTCAGGGATACGGAAAGTATCAGGATGAGCAGTTGAAGAATATGGGGATGGACATTCAGGACACGTTGAACCGTGGCGGGGATATACTGGCTGTTTACGGTGACGGAAAATTAACCCCTATAAGCATGTCATCAGCCGACATGCAGTTTCTGGAAAGCCGGAAATTCAATATCCGGGAAATTGCCCGGTTCTTCAACATTCCGCCTAGCAAGCTTATGGACGATTCCAACGCCAACTATAAGAGCGTTGAGATGTCCAATGTAGCCTTTTACGTTGAGGCGTTGCAACCGATTATCACCGAGATAGAGCGTGAGTTTGCATCCAAGCTGCTTGATGAAACCACCTATATGGATTACAAGTACACATTCGACCTTTCCGCCTTGTACGCCCTTGATGTTGACAGCAAGAGCAGATGGCAGAAAACGCGTCTGGAAACGGGCCAGGCAACCGTTAACGATATACGTAGGGACGATGACCGCCCGCCGGTGGATAAGGGGGATGATGTATACATAAGCACCAATCTTGCAGTATTGGGAAGCCCTAAGATGTCCGGAGAAACAGTTACAAATCCAACGAATATGAACGATAACAAGAAAGGAGAAGACGATGAGTAGGGAATTGCGTGTATTGACCATGGAAAAGATGAAAGCCCAGATAAGGGACGTACAGGATGAAGAATTGGAGCTGCTGCAAACATGGGGTATGGCATGTGAGAGTGTGATTATAGACATGACAAACCGCACATTTGAAGAGCTGGAAGTATGGGAAGATGCTCACGGGAAAGGGTTTCCGGAGGCCTTAGAATCAGCCATGTTACTACTTGTAGCCCATTTGTTCAGGAACAGGGAGCCGGTTTCATCCGTAACCCAGAATATGGTCCCTTTCACCATATCGATGCTTGTGAAGCCTTATGTAAAACTTTCCAATAGAAGTGAATTATGATATCAGCAGGGACATTAACGGAAAGAGTGGACGTTATGACGCCCGAGATAAGCCGGGGTGGCATGAATGAGCAGGTGGTTGAATACAGGAAAGCGGCTACCGTATGGGCTAATGTGCAGTTTCAGAGAGGGGCGCGAGCTTTGACGGCCGGTGAGGCTTGGATGAACAGTTCTGTAGTTGTGACAATGCGCTACCTTTCCGTTGTTACAGACCGTTGCCGGTTGGTATGGGACGGGAAAACCTACAGAATCGATTCATGTAACCGGTCCAAGAGGGACGGGAGTATTACCATCACGGCTTCCATACTGGATGAGGGGAACGGTTTCGGGTAAGCCGGAAACAGGTTTTTAAAGGATATAAAAAGGGCGTTTCCTAAAGGGGCGTTTGAAAGTTGTAAATAAATAGAAAAAGATATGGATAATTCCAAGAAGAGAGAGGTAAGATACATGACCGGTGAGCGATTCCAGCCAAAGATCCGTGAGGCGGAGGACGGGGGCGATAGCCGGGTAATCGAGGGTTATGCGATTGTGTTTGGTGTCGAGAGCCGTATGCTTGTGGACTATTGGGACAACTACCGTGAGATCATAGAGCCGGGAGCCATTACGGAGGACGATTTGAAGCGGATGGATATCAAAATGACTTTGTGGCATAACCGGGAGAGACTGTTGGCCCGGTGGAAGAGAGGCGAAGGCTCGCTTTTGCTTTCCGTGGATGAGGTAGGCGTGAAATATAGATTTGCTGCTCCGTTAACACAGGACGGAACCACCGCTTTGGAGCTGGTGAAGAGAGGGGATCTTGCGGGATCTTCATTTACATATTGGAGTGACGAAAGTTCCAGTGTAAGATACACCAAGGACGATGAAGATGTGCTATTGAGGCATGTAACCCGTATTGACGAGGTTTTTGAAATGACCATAGCGTCTGATCCGGCGTATGTGCAAACTAGCGTTACCGCCCGCGAGGTGGAGGCTTCCGGCATTGTGTTGCACCCGGATAACAGGAGACGGGAAATAATTGAGAATGAAACCGCTTATGCGGAATTGAGAAAAATAGCTAGTAAGAAAATTTTTTAATCATTTTGTTTTATGAATAAAGGAAAGAAAGTGAATGTACAACAGTACATTACCAGACGAGAGGAAATCAAGGTACGTCTTAACGAGATTGTAGATCTGGCTGAATCGGAAAACAAACGTGCGTTTACCGAAACAGAGAATGACGAGATCGAGTGTCTGAAACGCGAGATGAATGCTTTGGATGTGCGCATAGCGTGTGCCGACAAGAGCGGATACGTGGAAGTTACCGCCCGTGAGCTTGCGTTTGATGCGTTTATGCGCGAGCATATCAATTCTAAGAGTTCCCATTTGCTTAAGCGTGAGTTTACCGGAATGATCAGTACAGGAGCGCAGCCGATGATTCCCCTTACTATTAATGACATTATCCCTGCCTTGGAAGAGGGCCTTATCATCTCCAAGCTGGGTTTACCGTTGCGCACAGGTTTGGCGGGTGATTATTGCTGGCCGACAGTTTCGGCAGTTGAGGCAGAGGTAGCCGGTGAGGCCGTAGCTTTGACCGACAAAAAAATCGAGATCGGTAAAATCGTTCCCAATCCCCAAAGAGTGGGTGTTACTATCAAGATCACAAATCAGACAATCAACCAGACCGAAGGTGTGGCATACGATGTTGTCAAACAACAGATTCCAATGGCTGTAACACGAACCCTAAACAAATTGATGTTCTCAACCGGCAAGCAGACACATAAGTTGGTTGGCCCGTTCTCCGGTATTGCCAATACCGCCGCCGGTACAGCCGCTACGCCTGTGAAAATCTCGTCTCTGGACACGATGGCGAAGAAGAAGACAGCACGGTTCATTGAGTTCGCCGGTGAAATCCCCTCATTCAAAGAGCTGGTATTGATGCGCGCTCTGACCTTGTTAAAGGGAATTGAGGGAAGCTATATGGCTTATGTGATGGATGAGTATACAAAGGCTGTATTGGAAACTACGGATCGTGGTTATGTAGATGCAGACAACCCGGGGAATACGGGACGATATATTGTTGAGAATAACTCGATAGCTGGTGTTCCTATATTCTGCACGAACTACATCAACACCGATGCTAAAACCTACATCGGTTTCGGATCATGGGGATATGAGCCTATCGGTCAGTTTGGGGAACAGCGTTTTATTATTAACCCGTATTCAGAAGATACATCCGATGTTGTACGTCTGACCCTTAACGGTGACTGGGCGTTTACAACCCTCCGTCCTGAGGCATTCACTCTGGGAGTGTTGCCGACTACAACCAGCGGAGGCGGTTCAGATCAAGGTTAGTATTAATTCCCGGGGCTACGGCTCCGGGATAAAAAATTGCAGTAATGGGAGTAACAAAGAAATTTCTAGAGAACAACCAAGGGAAGAGGAGAAAGGGGATATCCTTTGTCTTTGAAGGGGAAGAGGTTATATCCATGCTCAATAGGATGAGTGATGCCAAGGAGGTAAAGAAGTCCGACATAAGGAAAGAAGTGCGGAAGGCGTTAGCTCCTGAACGGAAGCGGGTGCGCAATGCGGCGAAAGCCGCGATGGGTAAGGACCCCGGGAGAGCATATATGGGTGTAAAGATGGTTGTCTACCGGGACGGAAATGGTGGTATGCTCAACATACTGGATAAGGGGAATGCTAAGCAGTTGGCGGTGTATAAACAGCCAGCAGGAGGCAAATCAGGCATAAGAAGGCGCAGATATGTAAGCCCGGAAACGAAACGCCGCAAAGGGTACAGAGGAGCCGACAGGGCTTTTATTCTTAGATTCATAAACTCGGGAACAGAAGACCGGTATACGAAGGTAAAAGGAAAGGGAATGAAGAAATCGGCGTATCGTGGTCTCTTGTCTACGACTAATTTCTTTCAGCCGGCGGCTGAATCCGGAATATCCAGAGCCAGCCGCGTTTTGTCGGAACGGATTGCAAAATTAATACTGGAAGCAGGAGAAGGAAGATGAGTTTGTTCATTAGTAAACATATTATCAGCTCCTTGCAGTCTAACAAGGCTGTTACGGAAGCTGTGGGAAACAGGATATACCCGGTTGTTATCCCCGCAGGGGTGCCGGAGTATCCGTTCATTAACTTTACGAGTTCTTTGGACGGTCCGGATGAGACCAAGGACGGTTCTTGTGCGGACAATGTGTCCACTACATTGGCTGTTGTATCCAAGTCATACGAGGTAGCCGTGAACACGGCTAATGAGGTGCGTTACGCTATTGAAGGGAAAACAGCCCGATATGATAAGTTTGAGGTCATAGATAGTTCGTTAGTGTCATGTGTTGAAGATTACCTGATGGACATAGACGCTTTTACTGTGACCCTTTCGTTTAATTTTAAAACGATTGATTTTTGATATGGGAAATATTCAGATTTTCAAGAATGAATCGTTGGGTGAAGTTAGAGTAGCCGGAACGAGTGAAGAACCTTTATTTTGTTTGGCAGATATTTGTAAAGTATTAGGCTTGCGAGTAGATGCAGTACAATCAAGATTATCAGATGCCCCCATTCGGATTGGGGTCACTGATTCGCTTGGAAGAGAGCAACAAATGAATTTTGTTAACGAAAAGAACCTTTATAAAGTAATCATGCGCTCAGACAAACCGCAAGCCGAGCCTTTCCAAGACTGGGTATGTGGTGAGGTGTTGCCATCTATCCGCAAGACAGGCGAATATTCCGTGAAACCGGCATTGCCTAAAACCTACCTTGAAGCATTAAAAGAATTGGTAGTGGTTGTTGAGGCTAACGAGATGTTGACTTTGGAGAACAAGACAATGAAGCCGAAGGCTGAATATTTTGATAATTTGGTAGAGAGAAATATGCTTACCAATATACGCGATACGGCAAAACAGATCGGAGTTAAAGAGAAAGAATTTATTCAATTTCTCATTGAAGGTAAATACATGTATAGGGATAAAAAGAAGCAGTTGCGTCCTTATGCCGAGCATGTGCCTTCACTATTTAACATTAAAGATTATGAGAACAACGGTCACGCCGGGCAGCAAACGTTAATCACGCCAAAAGGGAAAGAAACTTTCCGTCTGTTGTGCGGTAAAATTGAGTATTAGATATAATGATTTTATTAGTGACTTAAAATCAAAGAGTTATAATATAGAACTTAAGAACAAATTCATATTAAAAATCAATTGTTTTACGGATTCGGTTCGTGAGAATAGAATCTGTTTTTTAAGGAATTGTTTAACTTTTAAAATATACAATTATGCCAAAAGCAAAACCTTTGAACGGAAAGGATTTTATGATTTTCATCGGTGGTAAAGCTACAGCTTTAGCAACCAGTCATAAATTAACTCTTACAGCCGAAACAGGCGATGCCGCCAGCAAAGATGACGGCATGTGGGATGAGGGGATAGTAACAAAAATGAGTTGGGAAGCGTCCACGGAAGCGTTGGTAAGTGCTGATGCGGACGTAGAGAGTTTTGATACTCTTTATGATGCTTTCATTGCCGGTGAGGCTGTCGATATCGTATCGGGAATACCCGCTAACCTGACTAATGACGGTGTACCTTCTGACGGTTGGAAATCCCCGGATACTAAGACAGGGCAAATCTACTACAAGGGAAAGGCTCTTATTACATCTCTTGACCGTACCGACGCCAAGGGTAGCAACTCCAGTATGACAGTCCAGCTTAAGGGACAGGGTAAACTAGAAAAGGCTACAGGTGCCGCGTCTTAAAGGAGGGTAAGGATGAAAAAAGTAAGGATTAACGGTACGGAGTATGAACTGAGGTACACACTCCGTGCCCTCTTTGTATATGAAGAGTTGGCAGGGAAGCCCTATACGGGTGAGAAGATGGTAGATAGCTACATATTGTTGTGTTCAACGCTTATAGCGTGTAACAGGGATTTCCCCTTTACGTTTGATCAGGTCATTGAGGCGTGCGATGAGGACCCGAGTATCTTCCAGACGTTTGTAGAGGTTTTGAACGAACAGAGGGAACGCATGTCGATGCTGATGGACGGTGATGATAAAAAAAAAGCGCAGACGAACCGTTAAGTGTTATCCGGCTGTATGAGGAGGTGGTAGGCCGTGGCGGTGTCGCTCCTGATTATTTTCTGGATCACATGACACTGAACGAAGCCGCCGCCTATATGCGTGGCATGTCCCGTGGGGAGCAGGAGGCATGGGAGCGCACGCGCATGTTAATGTATGCAGTGGTGCAGGTAAACTCCACGGAGAAACTCACGCCGAGGGATGTATTACCTTTCCCATGGGATGGAGATGAAGAGCCTGTAGAGATAGACGAGAATGAGTTGAAAGAGTTAAGGGAACGAGCAAAAAGTATGGAATATGGCAACTAATTCAATTGTAAGACTTTTATTTGATACCGCCGACTTTGACAAGAATATCAAGAAGACGAAGGGGGAGATAGGGAATTTTGAGACCGATATAAAAGGGATGGCTACTAAGGCGGGTGCCAGTATAGTAAAGTTTGCCGGAACGTTCGGTATGGCTGTAACTGCCGGAGAGGCTTTTAACAAGATTCTTCATTCAAGCCAGACGTTAGGCGACTTGACCGCTTCAACCATGCACACGGCTAAAGAATCCGTAGATCAGTTTTTTTACTCTTTAGGTGCTGGTGAGTTCAATGGTTTTTTGTCAGGGCTTGATCAGATAATAAGCAAGGCAAAGGACGCTTACGCTGCAATGGACCAGTTAGGAAACACTAAAATAAGCCACGGTTTTTTCAGCGCGGAGTACGAGATGCAGATACAGGAGGCGCAATATGTGGCAAAAAACAAGTTCGCGCCACTGGATGAGAGGGTATCGGCTTTCAGTCAATGGAGGGAAGCGTTAAAGGCACAGGAGGAAATTAACAAGACATTACGGGAAGATCTTGTAACCGCAATAGTAAAATCCGTTGATTCTGAAATTGGGTCATCAAATGTGAAGGTGAATTTTGATGATGTGAAGATGGCATTGAGGCTGGATGTGACCAGTCCGGAGAAAAGGGATGAGTTAAAGAGCGCATACGGGAGGCAGTATGAGAACTACCGCGCCGTGCGCAAGAATCTGTTGAGCCAAAGAAAGGGAACTTTGGATGAAAACAGGGTTGCGGCGATAAACACGCAACTAACGGAACTGGATAACACCTACAGAGAGGCTATAATAGTGAATGCGATGTTGAATAAATATACTGATGATGAATTACAGAATATTGCCACAATGGGTGCGGAGTACATGAAATTAAGTTCGTCTCTAGCTTCTGTTAGCAGGGAGTATAACGAAACCGCGAATGAGTTTAATAATGCTAATAAGGCGGTGAAAGGATTCGTAAAGGTTACTAGTTTGGAAGGTTACAAGACATATTCGGGCACGCAAAATAACGGTGGAGGGAAGAAAAAACCGCCTAAAATAGAGTTTGCAGAGGGTTCAATAGGGTATCTGGAAGAGCAGATATCAAAAATGAGGCTGAAATTCCGTATGGCCGTAGATGATGAAAGCAGAGCTAAAGTACAGCAGGAGATAGACAGCCTTGTCAAACAGAAGCATTATATAGAGTTAGGTCTGGAATTGAAGTATTCCAGAGGTGAGGGCGACCCTCATTTCGAGTTAAAGAAAATACAAAAAAACTTTGCTGAAATGTCCCGCACACCTGATTTCAAGGCAAAAAAAGGAGAATGGACACCGCCGATTACAAAGAAAGATATCAAGTCAAACGAAGATTTCGCCGATTCGTTAAGTGCCATAGGTAACGCTTTTGGTAGTATGTCTTCAATGGCTGATAATGCCGCCGGTTCAATCCTGTCTTACTTCAGTAACTTGCTGACTGCCATAGCTGCAGCGATTCCGGCGATTGACGCCCTTAACATGAAGAAAAAGGAAGAATCCATAGCCAATACGGAGAATGCCGCCACTGGTGCCGCTTCTTCTGTCGCTTCCATCCCCTTTGTCGGTCCGGCTCTGGCTGTGGCTGCTATAGCATCGGTATTAGCCGCATTGGCCAATATCCCAAAGTTTGCCAATGGTGGTATAGTGGGCGGTTCTTCTTTCTTTGGCGATCACATGATAGCAAGGGTTAACAGTGGTGAGATGATATTGAACCAGTCCCAACAAGGCAAGCTGTTTGATATGATTAATAATGGTGGACCATCCAATCACATAACAGTAGACGGTGAGGCACGGGTAAGCGGTAAGGCTATGTATATAACGATAAGGAATTACATGAAGGCTAACAACATAAAATGGTGATATGGGACAGAGATACAACATACATTTCAAGGATTACAAGAACACCGCCTATGATGTGAAGGTATATATTGAGGGCTATGTAGGTCAGGTTACGGAATTACTGGGTGCGAGAAGCGCGTTTGTCGTGGAGGGGAACGATGAGAATTTCGTATATGAACCTATAAGAAGTTCTACGGCGACATTAACCCTATTGGGAAGTGATTTGCTTCTGGACTTGTTCAGCATTAACAACCAGTACGCCCCGGTCAAACTGTTTAAGGGTGACAAGTTAATGTGGACGGGGTATATTGTTCCGGAACAATTTACGCAGCCTTATAAGCCTACGCCGGATAATATCAGTATTGACTGTATCAGTGCGATAGGTACGCTTGAGAATATACAATATGAAAAACAGACAGAGAATGGATTTATAACGGCGATAAACCTCTTAAGGTACATTATAAGATCAGCTAATGGGGGATATGAGAAGATATATATACCTTATGTCTATGGATCGTCAGAAGTGAATTACTCATTAAAGAAAAACATATTCGATGAAATAACCCTTGCCGAGGAAAACTTCACATCAGAGGGAATGATGCTGGACGAGGTGTTGGAGTATTTTTGTCGTTTTTTCAACTGGACCTTATACGATTACGAAGGTAGCCTGTACTTTGTAGATGCTGATTGGAATGGGGAATATTTTTCTTATGGAGAGGATCTTGTCACCTATGAGACAGTTACCCCAAACACTGTATTGCTGCAGGATATCGGATTCGGTGGTAGTGATCATACAATAGACGTTTTGCCTGGCTACAATAAAGCTACTGTTAAGGCGATAAATAACGTCTTTGACGAGATGATAAATGAGGAAGATTACGATACGTTGGAGCAGATTGGCGATTATATATACCGAGCAGGAGAGAGATACGATAGGAAAGAGTTTTTGAAGGCGAAGAACTGGGAGGTGTACAGCTATGACAAGGACCGTAACCTGTTGGAAACTATGCCGGATGATATCAATTACGACGTGTTCGGTGCAGTGCTCATGAGGGAGGCTGTCTATACGGGTGAGGGTGATCCTCCCATTGACTATGAGTGGGAGGACAGTATACAAATGAGAACGAAAACGAAAGACGGTACGGAGATATTCAAACCGGTAAACGAAGAGGATCTCCCGGCGTTTAGGATTAAAGGTGTGAACGCACTGTTTAGAGAAGGAGCCATAGGTATATCATGGAGTGTGAGGATGCCCGGAGAGAAAGAGATGATATTTACACTGTCGGATCTTAATCTGGAGTTGCAATGGGCGTTTAAATGTTCGATGAGAATAGGTGATAATTACTGGAATGGAACGGAGTGGCAGAAAGATAGTGCTACCTTCTATATTATTTTCGAGGGCAATATAAACACATGGCTTAATGTTAAGAACACTAAAACGGCGGATATGCCATACCGGGGACTGAACGGCTATGTAATACCTTTTCCGGACGATGAAATATTGATAGGGGAGGCTGAGTTCACGCTGTACTGCATGGAACGTTACAATATGGGTATAATTCATGAGAAGTTGTTCGGGTATATCATTAGAAACTTAACGATCACTTATAAGAAAAAAGATGGGGTTGTGGATGAAGGCGAGAACGGGGATCGTGTATATGAGAATGTGGTCAATGAAAAATTCATGTCTGAGCTTGACGAGATAGAGTTCGGAATAAGCAGCTATAACGAGGACGGGGCGACTTACAGCAAGGCTATTTTAAACGGTAATTTTTTAACGGATAACTTGTATTCGGCGGTGGAAGGTATGCTTGTAAGGCCCGAAGAAGCGTTAATCAGACGTATAATCAACCGTTATCAGGTAACCAAAATCAAGTTAACGCAAGTATTAAAAAACAGTGATTCCATTCATCCTTTCACGGTTTTGTATGACAATTCTATGGTTAGTAAGAAATTTATGCTGTTAAGTGGTGTTTGGGATTACGAGCAGAATACATTAACGTTATCAATGATAGAAAATGGCGATAAGGTCAGATATAAAAATCGTTAGTAAGGTTGTGCCGAGGGAGCGTGATGGAATGTACATCCCGCGTTCTGTTACTATTGTTCAGGGTGGCGGTGGTAGTGGTGATGTAACCAATGTGGCACATGCTAATTCCGCATATACGCTGGATGAGGACACACCTGTACAAAACTGGTTCTTATCCGCATTGAACGATGATGATGCGCAAGGGATCATTAATTACCTTAAGGGGCTTAAGATAGCAGGAAACCTGATAAACCGCATCGTAAAGCAGGGTGACAAGGATGTCACCTACACCGATGAGGATGTGATGAGCGCATTGCGTGTAATGACTGAGATAGAGAACAGTGCGGAGAAGCTGAAAGAGATATTCGTGCGGAAGGACGTGGCGGATTCCACTAAATTTCTTCTCAGTATGTTTGCCGGTGCTGTTTTCGGAAAGAATGGTTTTGCAAGCGGCTTAACCGGATTCGGAGCCAAGATATTCGATACAGGGCATGGGGAGTTTGAGAGCATGTTTATCCGCCGGTTTCTCGAAGTTCCCGAATTAAGATACAATCGTGTGATGGTCACGCTGGGTGACAAGTGGCGTGCGCCCGGAGCCGGCATTATAGAAACAGTAGATACAGGGACCAAGACATGTACACTTAAGCTGGAAGATGGTGAGATTGGTGCTGTCGCAGTAGGCGATATCTGTATGGGTATCTATCATAACATCACCGGGAACGCTACGGAGGATTACGACGATGGAAAGGGCAACAGACGTTTTGCCGGATTCTGTACAGTATATTTCACGATTACGGAAGTTACGGGTGAAAGAAACGAAACATTCAAGTACCAGTTGCGCCCCACTTCTTCATCGTACTCTTCTTCTTTCGACCCTTTTGAGATGATGACTTTCGTGGCATACGGTAGTTTCACTAATACGGAGCGCCAGACTTCAGTCTACGAAACAAGGACTTACACCCGTATGTTGTGGAAACAGAATACATGGGAGATCTCCGCCGCCAATGTTGCCCTACAATATGGCGACCTTTCCAATCTGAATATATTCGGACTGAACATGGACGGTTATTCCATGTATCTGAATAATATATATATGACAGGTATCATCAAGCAGATAAAGCCGGATGGAACGCCTGTGCAGACTTTGAATTTCCGTGAGGAAGGCTATATACCTGACGTACATTATGATTACTACGACAGCTTGTCTTATAACGGAAGCATGTGGGCGTGTATCAATGAGGATGGTTCGTCCTCTGTACCGGGATCTAATGGCGATTGGCTGGAAATTGCTTCTAAAGGTGACAAGGGCTCCAAAGGCGACAAGGGTGACGGTTACACCCAGATGGGGCAGTTTAGGACTGGTATGGTCGTTCCTAAAATGGGTGTCGTTTCGATGGGCGGCGGCTCTTATGTAGCCAAGGCATCCACTACCAATCCTCCCTTATGGTGCTGGACGGACAATGCCGGCAATCGGTTTACTTTCAATGATGGCGGCTATGTGCTGACGGGTGAGGTGAATACTGCTGAATATGATGTGTTGGCTGAGCCGGGAAGAGATGGTACGGACGGGATCAATGGCACCGACGGTGTTCCCGGTGCACCGGGAAAGGATGGGAAGACCTATTACACGTGGATACGCTATGCGGATGATGCCCAGGGAAACGGAATCAGCAATGATCCCACAGGAAAAGCATACATCGGACTGGCATACAACAAGGAAACCGCTGTGGAGAGTGACAATCCGTCCGATTACAAATGGAGTGACATCAAGGGCGAACCGGGCGTTCCGGGTGCTGTCGGTGCCGACGGGAAAACCTATTACACATGGATAGCCTACTCGGACAACGCGGACGGAAGCGGAATGTACCAGCAGCCGAATGATAACACCAAATATATAGGCATCGCGGTAAACAAGGAAACCGCCACGGAGAGCAGCAATCCTGCCGACTACACGTGGTCGCAATTCAAGGGCAACAAGGGTGACGGTTACACCCAGATGGGGCAGTTTAGGACTGGTATGGTCGTTCCTAAAATGGGTGTCGTTTCGATGGGCGGCGGCTCTTATGTAGCCAAGGCATCCACTACCAATCCTCCCTTATGGTGCTGGACGGACAATGCCGGCAATCGGTTTACTTTCAATGATGGCGGCTATGTGCTGACGGGTGAGGTGAACACTGCCGAATACGATGTATGGGCAGAGAAAGGTGAGCCGGGCAAAGACGGAACGGATGGTAAGGACGGTGAGGATGGAAAAGACGGAAAGCCCGGCGAACAGGGTAAACAAGGAATACAGGGATGTATTATACGGTCTTCCGAGTGGGCGTCCGGCGTGACGTACAGGAATGACGAGGACCTTACAAGTGGCACGCGGTATATTGATATCGTAATGGTGAGAAACAATAGTGCGGTGGACGGATGGGATGTTTATAAGTGTATCAAGACCCATACATCGTCATCTTCCATAACCTATGCCAATACCACCTATTGGACGGAATTAAGCAATGTCGGTCCTATCTATACCAGCCTGATAATAGCCAATAATGCCAGTCTTGATTTTGTCCAAGGCAATGAGTTATTGATTAAGGATGCAAATAATAATATTGTAGCCGGTCTTACAGGAGGAAGCAGCAAGGAAGCCGGTACGACACCTGTAAGGATATGGGCTGGCGGTGATGTTCCGGGCAGTGCTCCGTTCCGAGTGGATCAGGAAGGGAATCTTGTTGCAACGAAGGCAAATATCACTGGGACAATAACTGCCACAGGTGGAAATATTGGCGGTTTCAATATTTCCACCTCAAGTATGGAATCGGTTTCCGGGAATAATGCCATGCTCCTTTCCGCCAACTTGGTAAGATTTACTGGAAGTTATTCAAGCGTGTTCATTGGTGCGGATACTTTTCCTGCATCTAGTGGAGGGGCAATATTATGCCCATCCCGTATTTCGGTTAATAGGAATATAACGAATACGGCGTATGGTAACGTGGGCATGTATTTTGACATACAAGGTTCCCATGCTTATGATGATAATGATTTTCAGTATACCGGGAATCATGCGTTGTATATCGTCAAGGGGGACATCTGTGGGTTTAGGCTCAGATTGCGCAGAATAAGCAAGAGCACAACTTTGTCAGTGATGGACAGTGTGATAATGGCTACACAAGCCGGTATTACATTGACTGTTCCGTCCACTGCGGAGGACGGGCAATTCTACTGGATAAGAAACGTTTCTGGTGGTGATGTGACCATAGCCGGAACAAATCTTGTCGGCTGGAATTCCGGGGAGGTCAGCACTTCAATAGGTCTGGCCAAGTCAAAGGCGGCAGCAATGTATTATGACAAGGTTAATAACAGGTGGTTTATGAACTGGATTGATTGTTGGAATTAAAAATATAAATTATGAAAATAGATTTTACAAAATTTCCTTGTTACACAGGGATAAAGAAGGATATCAGGATTGAGATGGATATCGCGGAGTCATTGGGTAATGCTATATACACAAATGTTCCGGGCATAGCCGCCAGTTCTCTGGCTCATAAGATTTACTCTGGCAAAGGAGAAGTAGATTACGATGAACGGGAAATACGAATTATACGTGATTGTACACCGTTGTTTTCGGGAGTTTATGCGGATTCCATAAACGATTATTTGGACACAAAAGAAAAGGAGGAACAAGGATGATATTACAAGCAGGTTATGATTGTTATCTGACACAGGCCGAGGATATGCCTCTGTCGGAACGAAGATTTGAAAATCAGGTGTTGATAAACAGCCCTGAGGATGTGGCTGTGTGGAAAGAGATCACATCGAAGCAGAAGGAGCAGATGATTGCCGAAGCATCATTTATTGATGTGGCGGCTATAGACGTTGAAGCACTTGACCGTGTGGATACGCTGCTCAATGATATCTCAGCGAATATCAACAATGCCGGGCTTACTACAGAAGAAGCATTGTCGAAGAAAGACTATTTTCCGGCATGGGAGGATCTGATAGGTACGGAAGTTGATGTGTCGTTCCGGTTCCGCTATGATGGTACACTCTACGAGGTTGTACAGAAACATACACCGCAGGAGGACTGGAAGCCGGGAACGGGTACGGAATCCTTGTACAAGGTTGTGCAGATAGAACACTCCGGTACATTGGATGATCCTATACCTTGGGTACATAATATGGTACTGGAAGAAGGCAAGTATTACACCGATAAGGAAGTTCTTTATCTCTGTATCCGTGACAGTGGAATAGGCATGGCATTCGATTTGGAAAATCTTGTTTCGGGTGGCTATGTTCAAGTGGTAGAAAATCAAGCAGTAATAAATAATTAAAAAAAATACGATTATGGCAGACAAAAAATTAAATGAAGTATCGCAGTTGACGGACTTTGATTATGCATTGGTTGTAAAAGGGAATGACGTGGCAAAAGTTACAAAACAGCAATTAGCTACAATTCTGGGGGGACTGATGACAAAAAGTAACTATATAAGAATTGAAAACATGACAATGAATTTTCCTATCTATAAGCTATCTTTTGTCAGAAATGAAAACATGGTAATATCCATTATAGGAGAAGGTAATTCAAATTTAGCAGATAATTATATCATAATGAAAAACCATAATGATAGCCAATTGTCTTTCTTAAAAAATAATGGTCCTAAAAATATATTACTATATATAGACAATAACAATGAATTATATATTAAACTCAACTACTATTCACGTGTTATTGTCTATTTTCAAAATAAAGAGCCACAAAATAATGCTCTCTCAGCAACAGAAGTAGATATAGATATTAGTACGCTCACACAGGTAGGAATTTAAACAAGAATTTCTGCCTGTTGGCGATCTGGGGGGACTCCTGCCGATATCGACGAATACTAACAAGGGATTAGCAATGAGAACAGCATATTACGATCTTATTCAAGGCAAATTATACAAGATTTCATATAAAGAAGAATTACATGTATACAAACCTATAATATGTTTACTATATGTACTGAAAGATGGTATATCATCTTACTATGTAGCCTCATTAAGTGGATATCGTAATGGGGTTTCCCATTATAAATTGATATGTGGAAATGAAATCCAATTTAAGCTGTATCAAAAGCTAAACAGTAGCAAATATGACTTTATACTGGAATGTCCTGAGAATTCAGGTGGTTTTATGGAAATAAAAGCCATGAATGATTTAACGGTTATTGAAACAACAGAATCATTAAGTGATTGGCAACAAATTGTAACAGAATAATAGCATAAGTTGAGAGCTGGGGGGATTCTTGGGTATAAAAAACGGGTGGTCCGGTACAAGCCGGTTCCACCCGATCCTGATATGCACAACGCCATGTGCGGTGCAAAGGTAATAAATATCTTAATAAATAGCTATATTTTTCAAGATATAGAGATTTCTTCCAAATCTGATATACTGATTTGATCTGTCACGTCTGTGAAATAGAAGCGATGAGGTTCATTTGCAAAAACCTCAATATTAGACCTCGACCACATACCGTTATAAGTGTAAACATAAAAACTTGTTTCATCTTTAAAAAGTCTGATATTACTCCCTCCCTTTGCCAACAACAT